TCTCACCAAGCATAGCCTGACAAGCCTTTAACTCTTGAATAACAGAAGTCTGTGGTTGATCTGTTACATCGTGCCTCGATATAGACGCACCATCAAAGGCATCCCCGTTACATATCACCGCCTTGGGGGAAAACTCTTGGATGGCCCATAGAAGCCCTTTAAACGCTGTTGAACGCTGTGCAGGTATGAAGTGTGCATCCGAGAACACAATAACAGTACCATCGAGTATGCCAAGCTCTATTTGTTTTAAAGGAGAAAAGGATTTAGCTCTTTTCTTGTCGTAAAGAACACCTCTTGAGTCTATAGCTGTCAAAGCACCCACACGATTTTCCATGCGTCTTCTGCGGTAATTTACAGCCCGTTCGGTCAAACATAAGAGTTTTGCTATTTTGGCGACAGATTGATACTTGTCCCAAAGGGCTAGAAATTCCTCATCGGTACAAGAATTTAATCCATTACTTGATACCATAAGAATCCTTAGATAGTAACTTTTCTAGAAGATTGATGACTCTATGCTCTTGCATCTCCACCTCATCTTGCGATGATTTAGGGTCTTGTGCAACAGTCATTAAATCGTGTAGGAATACATGAAGTAACTCATGTAAAGCAGTCTTATCTAGTGACTCAGGCGTGATCTTTTCAGCACCAAAGTCACCCAATCTGTAAGTCGCTAATCTAGCAGAGGCATTGAACTCCACAGAGGCCATTGCTTGCTTGGCAGCCTTCATCCCCTTCTCTATCCTCCAATCACCAAGACTTAGCACCTCTTGCCATTTTTTAACACTTTGGGCAAAAAGTTCAGCATCTTGTTGATTAGGTATATTAGGCATTGTCTAAAAACAGTTTGATTTCAGCTTTTCTGCGTTTCACAAGACCAGCCAATTCTTTACCACCGCCCTTAGTCCATTGCATAAAAGCCTGTGCAGCACCCTCCCAATCACCTCGGTTTATCTTCATCCGAATAGTAGACCGCTGAAAATTACCCAATCCAGCGTTAAAGGAAAAGCTGACACACGCATCGAAAGCCCCTTGACGACCAAGTAAAGAGGGAGCAAGTCTAAGAACACCACGTTCAAAATTCTCGACATCACTTGCGAATAACGAATTGATTTCATCTTTTGACCAGACCCGATTGTCTTGAGCGTTTAAGGCATAATTTTTACGAAGTGTAGGTTTTTCAACCATTTCCTCATGTTTTGGTAAATAAACAACAGGCAATCTAATCTGTTCCTGATAAAGAACATGACCATAGCCGATTGTCCAGATGTGAGCAGGGCATAGGTAAGGCTTATTTCTATACCCCTCATACTGGTGCATCAGATCAGCCCCAGCTTTACTCAGCTTCATTTCTTAGACCAAGAACGTGAACCAAACCAGAATCCAATGATTCCACCCAACATGGCCATCTCATCGCTAGAGAAAATAATGTCAGACAACCTAATCAAGTCATCCATGTTCAAAACCAAATGAGGGTTTTTGTACACATAATATGCAATCCAAGTGTTGACAGCACACAACTCTAAAACAAAAATATAGGTCACTATGGGGCGCACAGTACCAATAAAGTTGACCACCCATGTACTAGCCCTAGCCAAGACCTTTTCATCGTGCTTTAGAGCCGCCTCAGTCATCTGTGCATCAGTCTGCATAGCAATCTGATCTGTGCGGATTTCCTCAATCTTTTGTTGGGCAGCAAATCCTTGTGCAGCTAACTGTAACTCACGCTCTGTTTGTATTCGAGCCAAAGCTAACTCATGCTTTTGATCTGCCTTGTTCTGGAAAAACTCCAGTAACTTAGGCAAGCCAGAAATTAGCAAGCCACCAAGTGTAGAAAATAGCGAAAGCATTACAGTCCAATCATTCCAAGAAGTTTATCTACGATTTTACCTGCCAACTCATCAGGTAAGTGCTGTAGCAGTCCAAGCACCCACCACGCCACACACAGCCTGACAAAGACTTTGAGAAACAAATCAAACTGTTTCTGGTACTCATTCACCGACCACACCTTGTTTTGGCACACAGTTCAGCCATCTCGTTAAGCCCCCAACCAATAGCACCTAAGAGCATCACGATCACCACAATACCGATAGCCAATTCCAAATGCTCTTGTTCTTCTTCTTTGCGTTTCTTTTCTTCTGCTTTGGCTTGTCTTGCTAAATGGGCATCTTCAATATCCATTTGCTGCTGTCGCTCTTTAATCTTCTGCCACACATCCGCACGACCAGTAGCCTGAAACAACAACATCAATTCAGCCTCAAATCTTTTGGCATCATCAAGAGCCATCTCAATTTGTAATGCCGTACCCAAGTTGGATTTATTACCTGACCTCTTAGCCTCAACCATCGCCTTAGTTGCAATGCTCTTGGCATCGAACATTTTGGCTATCATTGGCGTTAAGCCAGATAAATCCTTTGCGACCTTACTAGCCTTCTTAACAAGTCCAATCGCTTGCTGTAAGCCTTCTAAAGCTGTTATGGGGTCAATAATCACTTCTTTTTCTCCCACTTTAGGCAAATGACTTTGCGGCTATAAACATCACCTGTCCATGTCCACTTTACGCACCTGTATTCAGCCTGTAGAGCCAATACAAGTAACCAAGTCATTTTTCAGCTTCCATGCGAGCAATCTTTAGATGTTGATGCTTGAACCAAATATTAGCCACTAGACCAACAAAGCCGATAATCACACCACAAAGCGCACCAAATTCATTGGCTGATAAACCAAAGAACACAGCACTACCAGCACCACCATAGGTAGCTACTGAAGCTGTTTTACTTGCTACTGCTGATGCTACTTCTGTAGTGTGATTGCTCATTTACTTTGCCTCTACATCCGTTACTGTATTTAGAGATTGCTTCAACATTGTGAAAAAAGCATCTCTACCAACTTGAAGCTGGTCAACATTAAACTTTGCAGACGATAACTTTCTGTCAAGGTCTGCGACATGGTTGATTAGTACTTGTTGTTCAGGAGTCATATCCTCGAACTGGTACTCTACTCCGTCAATCGTCAATGGGGTTTTTGTGTTGTTACCCATGATTTTCCTTTAATGTGCCATCAAAATCAGGTGGTGGCTTCCTGTTTAAACTACGGGTGGTGTGGGCAACCAAGGCAGTGGGGGAGTCACTACTGGCGGGTTAATTTGATTTTGAATTTGTTGCGCCACAGTAGCTTCAGTAGCCGTCTTGTCAACCCCACCAGCCCAGATCCAGCCAAGCACTTGATCTTGAGTCAATTCAGCATAGGGTGTAAAGGGTGAGCCAGCAATGTAAGTTACGCCGCAAGTGGAATACACAGAAGCGTTGTATGTACCGTCAGTACCAAAGCAAGTCCAGTGAACGGTGAAAACGACATCGGTGTTGCCGTCTTCTTGTGGGTAGCAGTCCATTGCTGTAACTGTCCAAGTTGTAGTTGCTGACATGATTTTTCCTTTTAGAGTTTAAAGATTAGGATATGGTTCCAAGAACTGCGGTGCGCGTGCTTGAGTCCATTGCTACGTTAAGTTGAAGTTGTGTAGTTGAGGCAACTGAATAAGTTCTTGCAGGGGGTGAGCCATACATTGTTTTTGAACTAACAACTTGTGGTGTTGTGTTACCCAAGAAAAACAAGAGATCGCAAAAACCATTTGATCCGTTATCACCAAACACAACGCACATACAGGCCGTGGCAGTATTTGGTATGGTATAAATTGTTGTCGTTACTCCTGAAGGAACTGTAACAGTAGTTGAACCATCAACGCCGCCGCCTTTTGCCCTAAGTGGGTAGCCACCTGTTGTAGATGTAGTCCCTATTAGCAAGTTACCACTTGAGCTAAGGCTCATAGCATTCGCAGGAGCAGACCCACTAAACTGAACTGCATCTGTACTACCTGCTGTTCCAGCACCTTTAACACGGAATGTACCGCTTGAGTCTATACGGGCACGTTCTGTGTTTGCGGTCAAAAATGTTAATGCATGAGAAGTGGTAGTGCCAAAATCTATTGTTAGCGGAGAATTTGTTGCGTTGTATTTAATCGCAGCAGCAACAGCCCCGCCTGATCTTTGAAACACCGCCAAAGATGTAGTTGTTCCAGTTTCATTAGAGGTGAACTGAGAAACTGTTGCGCCTGCGCTTGCGCCCACCACATCAAGTTTTACAGCAGGACTCGTAGTACCAATACCTACATTGCCTGAGGTGTCAATAGTGGCTGAATTAAACCAACCTACACCACCATTCTGATAATTCCAAATTGCAAGGCCACCAGATGTGTTTAGTTGCAAGTTAGCCGCGCTTGTTGTTCCTGAATTTGCCAACAACAAAGAAGCCTGAACAGAATTGGATGGAGTAATAGTTGCTCTGATTGCTCCTGATACTTCAAGTTTTTGGCTAGGACTACTTGTACCAATACCCAGACCTGTGCTGGTTAGGCGCATTGACTCAGCGTTGTTCTGACCAAAGATAATTGGCTTGTTTGTGAGCGTTCCAAACAAAATACCGTTGCTTGCCACACCATCAGACAAAATCGCTGTGTAGTTTGCAATAACAGAACCAAACAAAGAATTGGTTTGTCCTGAACCATAAGTGCGTAGATATGTAGATGCTGTTGAATCGTTATTTATTCCTAAACCCGATGAAGCGCCTGCCCCCGCACTTGTATTTTGAGTGGTAATTCCAACAAAACCAGCGGAAGAAGAAGCCGTAACTCCAACATTGCTACCATCAAAAGTAAGCGCAGAACCGCTTGTAACAACCTTAGAGCCGTTTAAATACGCTACTCCGTTAGCAGTACCTCCAGAGAGGGTTACAGCACCTGAAGCCGATAGAGTAGTGAAAGCACCAGCCGCAGCAGTAGATGTTCCTACAGGGCCGTTAAACGAGTCACCAACAGCACCTGTCTGAAAGTCTTTCAGTTGAGCCATTAACTCACGAATAGCATCGTTGATACCAGAGGGCGCACATCCCTCACTGATATTGATACTGTCAATATCGGTATTATTTGCTGGTGTTGCACTAAATTCACTAATCTTTGTACGGGGCATTTTGAACTCCTAGTTCTGGTTTATCTGATTTTAAGCCTTGGTGGTTGACAAGGCAATTTGTTTATGAAAGAATCCTTTTAGGCTTAGACCTTGGGTGTACCAGACCTCAATAGTTCTAAGCCATCGGCTTCCCCTTGGATATTTGCACTGGTACTGCGAATGTTCAAGGGGTTTTTCTTTGGTGGACTTATGGAAATCACACAGCAATTTCTTCATGAACTTTTTGAGTATCGTGACGGCAATCTTTTTTGGAAAGTTGATCGCAGAAATAACAAAATTAAAGGCACACAAGCTAGCCGACTTAAAAAAAGCAACGGCTATCAAGAAGTAACAATTAACAAAAAGAAGCACTACGCTCATAGAATCATTTTTATGATGTTTAATGGTTATTGGCCTGAACAGATAGATCATATTGATGGCAATCGTTCAAACAACTTGGTTTCTAATCTGCGTGAAGCAACAAATGCTCAAAACAACAGAAACACAAAACTGAGAACAAGCAACACTACTGGATTTAAAGGGGTTTATCTTCATAATCAAAACAATAGGTTTGTTGCAAGAATTACAGTTAATTACAAATGTATTAGTTTAGGTTGTTACAAAACTGCTGAAGAAGCTAGTCAAGCCTACAAAAAAGCCGCATTGGAATTACACGGCAGTTTTGCAAGACTTGAGTAGTCATGTTAGTCCTTAATCTGAATACAAACCTGTAAGTGCAGGTGGTGTTGCTGTTCTTAGAATCTCAAGCAATTGAGATATGTCGTTAGGATTTTGTGCAAGTCTATTTTGAACAATCGGAGACAATGCTAAAGACCTAGCTACTGGTCTTACACCAATAGTTGCCAATGCCATTGGGTCTTGCAGAATCGCTGATAGACCTGCGCCAGCAGTTACATCTAGTGGGCTAAATTGTGGAAGACTTCCCATTTGCTCTGGTGTTTTTGCAGCCTTTGGAAATCTTTGTGAAAATTCAGCGGCTTGCTTTAAACCTTCAGAAAGTGGCTTTCCTTTGCTCAAATCAGAGGCTAGTTTCTGTGCACTAACACTTCCAGTAGTTTGATTTAAAGCACTCTCTACTGTGTAAGTTTTTGCAATCAGTTGTCTAGCATTACGCAAATCAGGAAGCAAATCATTATGTCCAAGAGCCTTTGCATAATTCTCTAAAGCATCTTCAATTCTTGAGGCTTCTGCTTTAAGATTTCTTGCCTTAGTCAAAGCCTCTGGGTCTGCTGTTCGTGCATAGTTTTTGTAATAAGCATTTGAGTCAGCACGAGCAACACGCAAGTCATAAACCATTTGTTTTGGGTCAATCTTTGCAACCGCAGGGATGTTCATTAAAGTGTCAGCTTTAGAACCTTTTTTGACTGGTAGGCTTGCAAGTGCATCGTATGCTTGACCAGCAGTCGCACGAATACCATCTAATACCTCAGTCGTAATTACAGCGTCTTCTGGAAGACCAAGAGACTTAGCCGCTAATTTGTTTGTTACTTCTTGATTTCGTGCACTAGCGTTTTGTGCTGTTGTTAGCTTACCAGCAGTACCTTCAAGAATTCTATTTATCAAAGTAGGATTGGCTTGTGTTGGAGGTATTACATAACCCAAATCTCTAGCCGCATTTATTGCCGCAGTAACCTCTGGAGTTTGTTGTGTACCAGAAGAAAATACCTTTGATAAACCTGCGCCAACAACAGGAAGTGCTGCGCCTATAGCCGCACCAGTACCTGCTGATTCTTGGTCAATCATTGCAGAGCCTGTGCCGCCAACAATAGCACCACCAGCGGCTCTAGTAGCCAAACTACCACCACCACCGCCTGAAGTTCTAATAGCCTCAATCAATGGTGCGGCTTTTGTTTTTACTGCTGGAATAACAGAAAGACCTCTAGCAAGCAAGCCACCTACAGGAAGTGTTGCGCCAACCTCGCCAACTAATTGACCTCCACCAGCAGAAATTGGATTTGCTTCTTTATACTGTTGAAGTTCTCTTAATAGTCTTTCACGACCTATTTGTGCGTCACGAGAAAGAAATTGTCCAGCAGACTCAGCACCTAGTTTTTGCAAACCTTTGCCAAGCAATTCTTGACCACCTAAAACAGTACGACCAAATCCAGTCGCCAATCCTGCTAATGCAGAAGTCGCCATGCTCGGGGCTTCATTTTTAGCCTGAACAAGCGCATATTGATATGCTTGTGCATCAGTCAATTCTTTATCAGAAGTGACTTCAAATGTTCCTTTGCCTTCAATTGTTACTTCATAAGTTGGCATAGTTATTTCTTTCTAACAGTTACGCCAGCAGGAATTGATACACCTAAATCTAACGGCTGTTCTGAGGCTTGAGGCGTTACGTTAGGGGTTTTGATCTCTGCACGACCAGCCATAATTCCCAAGTCTTGCTCGGCTTTTCTCCTCATACGCTCTTTGAGTTTTACAGTTTCTGCGTTGTCACCAATTGCAGGGAAGAATGTTCTATTGTTAAGTTCAACTTCAGCAGGTGTCGCAGCAGCACCAGTCTTAACACGCAAATAAGATTCAGACCATTGATCTGCAGCTTGTTTGTATTGTTGAATCTTAGGGTCAACAACAATGTTAGCCATGCCACCAGCACCTTTAAATGCGGCTTGGTTTGTCAAGTTTGACATATCAACAGGGCCAAGTGATGCAATAGTGCCAGATGCTGCTTTCATTTGCTCTTGGAACAAAGACGCTTTACGCTCGCCTTCAGTTGATACATTGACATTAGTTACAGGGCGTTTTTGTTCTTGCAACTTTAGATATGCAGCTTTTTCTGTTGCATTCAACTTACTAAAGTCTTGAAACTCTTTGATTGAAGCAGCAGGTGCATCAGGTGCTGTATAAATAACACTCATGTTGTCTTTATCCAACACGACATTACCTACTGTTACAGTATCACGCTTTTTATTGCCAGCAACCAATCTAGGAGGTGCGCCTAAAGTAATCTCATACAAAGCACCATTGACTTCTTTGTATTCTGGTTGCAAGTCTTTAAGTGCAGCACGACCTTCTTTAGTTGCCATCAATTTAGGTGCAAGTGCATCCATGCCAATTCCTGCTGCTTGTGGCATATTTGGCCCTGCAATCTCTTGACCAATTAAGTTAGTCAATGGTGTATCAGCAAAAATCTCAGGGCGATAAGCCTTTTCAATTTCTGTCTGTACAGCTTGCTGGCGCATCAATGCTTGTTGCTCTTGCTGACGTTTCTTAATTGCTTCTTGCAATTGTGCGTTTTGCAGTTGCTGTTGCAGACCACCTTGCATAGCAGTTCTGTATGCTTGTTGACCTTGCTGTAAGCCTTCTAAAACAGACGATGCACCTCTACCACCCTTAAACAGACGACCTGCTAATGCGTAGAGGGCTTGTGCTTGGGCATCGTCACGGCTACGCTTTATGTCTTCTGGAGACATACCCAAAAGACCCATTGTGTCCTGACCGCTAGTGCCAAAAATATCTAGTAATCCTGCCATGATTTATTCCTTACTTACCAAATAATTTATTCCACCCACCACTCAACCAGCCAGTATTTTTTTCAATACCACCCAGAGTAGCAGCAGCACCTAGTAAATCCTGCCAACCAGAGGCTTCAGGAGTAGCAGCGCCACCACCTTGTTGAGATTTACCTAATGGGCTTCCATAAACACCAGACAAGAAGTTTTCTAGGTTAATTTGAGGCTGATTTTGCATAAAGTTAAACTTTTCAATATCAGCTTTTTGTTGTGCGCTTGTGTAGCCTTCACGACCTTGACCTGCTTTAAGCATATTCTGAATGTCGGTGTAATCAGCCGCAGCCATTTCAGGTGCAGCCATCGTAGCCGCTTGTTGACGCGCACGCTCATCAGCGTAGTTGCGATAAGCCAGTTCACCAGCCGTATCAGCCAAACTCTTAGCAAACTGACCACTAGCACGATTTTCCAATGTCTGCATAGCACCACCGCCATAGCGACCAGCACGAGATGCAGCAGAACCCACATCACCTAATGTCTGCTCAAACCTAGACTGAGCCGCTTGTGCCGCAGGTTGAAACGCACCCTGAAAGAATGGATTGCCTTGCAAGAAACCACCAGAGAGAGTGTTTTGCAATTGACCTTGTGCAGACGAAAGCAAGGGATTACCTAACTTAGCACGAGCCTCTAAAGCCTGTATTCCAGTTTGAGTGGTTTCTGAGGGGCTTACATAAGTCTGACCAGAATAGTACTGAGGGCCACCAGCTTGATATAGCTTTTGTGCCTCAGTCAAACCATACGACAAGAATGGTTGAATTGTTGGGTCAATGTTGGATTTAGTTTCTACAGCCATCTTTTACTCCTAGAGTTTCGGATTCCAAGATGGGTCATCCATAGAATCCATTATAAATTGAAAGTTAGCCAATAACAACATATTTGTAAGTCTTATTGGCGGTTGAATTTGCAAAATGCGTGATCGTTGCAGTACCTTGTCCCTGAGAACTTGTGTAGATGTTTGTCAAGGCATTGGGTGAGACAAGATTAAGCGTAGTAATCAAAGACGCTGTAGAGGGTCTAGTTGGGCTTGTCTGGGTAGGCAAATGCTCTAAGGAAATAGCTGTGTTAGTAGCAGACCAATAAAGCTCAATATAGTCGTTAGCCGCCAACTCTAAAAAGTAGTTCCATCCCACAATTAAATGTCCATTAACGCCACCATGAGAACTAGGCACAGAGATAAACCCTGTAGAACCTGTCACATTAGTACCATTTTTACGCAACCAAACGCTTACATCATGGATTTGGCTATCAGTATTAATAAACTGCCCAGACCATTGAAAGTTATATGTTCCTGCGTTCTTGACGTTCATCCTTGAACTATTACTTAGAGTCACTCCATTAGAGTAATCAGTAGTGTCCAAAGTCATGGCAAAGGCAGTATTTGCCGTAGCTATCGGCTGATCTACAAGGCTTTGAAAAGCCCCGTAAGGCATCACATCAGCAAAGGCAGCAGCAGAGGCAGGAGCAAACAAAATAACGCTATCTGCGCTAATCCTTCTGTCATTCAAAGTGGTAGTAGTAGCGCCACCAGTAGCCAGAGTTATTGAGCCTGTGTTGTTGGTCTTGCCATCCATAATCTGACGAACAATCTCAGCAGTCTGTCGCTGATCTCCACCAAAAGGAGGAAGCGTTCTAAACATTATCGAACTCCCTGACCCTGAAGTTCAACATCCAAGCCAACAGCGGTTTTCCATTGACCAGTAGGGATAACTTGAAACTGGTGATAGTTACCATTAGACCTGAGAGATACCCTATTTTCAGAATCAGCGGCTACAGCAGTACCAAAGCTAGGTTGCTCACTTAGAAGTGTCCTAGAAGCCACAGAAACAGTCGCAGAGCCTCCATCAATCAAAGGCCTAGCCAAAGTAACCACCGATCTACCACCAGCGTTTAGATCGCCAGTTACGATGTTGGCAGTAGCGTTAGCACCATTGTAGGTAACAACATAAGCACCACTCGTACCACCAAGGAAGTACTTACCACCCATGTAAAGGATAGAGTCCAAGCTAACAGTCAAAGCATCAATGCTGTTAGAGATTGAATCTAAACCTTCAAGCGTAGTGGCAGAGGTAGAAGCATCAGAGATAAAGTCAGTCCCTGCATTACCATAAGTCCACTTCTTAGTGTTGAAGTTGTAAATGATGAGTTGACGCTGTGCAAATGTAGTCTTAAAGTTCCAAATAACTAACTTGCGAACAGGGTCAACAGCCGCTGACATTGAGTCAAAGCCACTCTCATCTGCATTTGAGAAGAACCAACGATCTACCTTTTCTGAGCCAATGGCAGTCACATTCTGACCATCGCACATATAAAAACCATCGTCTGACAAGAAAAAGGTTACACCCTGAACTTGAGCAATAGAACCTGCTGCGATACATCCCTTGCCACGAGAGATATTGTCAAACTGGAAAATAAATGGAGTGCCGATATAACTCATGCGAGAGATACCTTTTTCCATCAAAACCAAACCAAACTCACCACCACGAATCCCAACAATCTGACCGCCATCAGGAATGTCTTGAAAGTCAGCTTGTGTTACTTGGCTAGAACCCCATGTAGTCTCATCATTGATACCAGACCAACGAACACGAGCAGGGTAAACAGTAGAACTCTCAGTCGTAAACGCAGTAACCACAAAGTCACGAACTACTGTCAAAAACTTACATTTAGGTGCGCTTCCTGATAAGTCAGCAAATGCTGTAGAAGTTCCCAAGGTGAAAGATTGAATCGGGTCACTATTGTTAGTCCCAATAATTGCGTTACCAAACTGAGTAAATCTAAATCTATCGTTACTTGCATTAGGTGTGTAACCACCAGATTTAGAAACATTGGTCAAAGCACCAACACCAGAAACATCGAATATCTTGGTTGAGCCAGCAGCAAACAACTTAGTAGCATTTGTAGGGGTTTTCCCTGCTACCAATGTAGTCAAGTTTTCAGATGCAGCCGCAGAGAATGTAGCCGCTGTTGGGAATGGGCCATAACCAAGAGCTTGAGAAACTACGTTCTTTGCATCTACCAAAGCACCAGAGATGCTAGGCTGGTCAGGCATCCACTCACCAAATACTAATTTTGTCGTAGCCATGTGTTACTTCCTTGAGCCTGAGTTGTCCATGTATTGTCGTTGGCAGACACAGGTGTCCATGTGTTTGAGTCACTTGATACTGTTGTCCAAGTATTTGAATTTGTAGAAACAGGAGTCCAAGTGTTGTCGTCTTCTGGTACTGGTGTCCAATTCTCACCAAGGATTACACCTTTTGCTGTGATCGTAGCTGTACCATTTACAAACGCTACTCCTGCGTAAATTGCGGAAGCATTAGCCGTAAAATCTGTATTACAAGTGATACTTGCATGAGCATCAGCAACGATTCCACCATTAGCAGTAAATGTTGCGTCACCAGTAATTGAGCCACTAGCATCTCTTACCCTTATGCCATCAGCAGTTACTGTTGCGTTTCCTGTTACAGAAGCTGCACCATTGGCAACGATTCCACCCAAAGCAGTTACATCGGCAGTACCAGTTATAGCCGCATTGCCAAACTGAACACGAGTTCCAATTGCAGTTACATCAGCGTTACCTGTGATACTTCCAGACGCAAACTGAACTCTTGTTCCACTTGCAGTAACTGTTGCATTAGCGTCAATAGCACCAGAGCCAAACTGAACCCTGATTGCATCACAAGAAGCACTAGCTGAACCTGTAATGCTTGCACTAGCAAATTGAACCCTGACAGCATCAGCCGTAACTGTTGCCGTTCCATTTACTGCTGCTACACCATTCTGAACCCTTATAGCGTTAGCCGTAACAGTCGCAGAAGCAGTCACAGACCCATAGGCATCCCATAGGGTAACTGAAGTGGTGTAGAGTGGACTATCGAGTGTGAGTGTTAAGTCATCAATGCTAGACTTTAAATTGTCTAGCGAGTCAATTGTCCACGGAGGCAGTAAATCAGCCATCTCACGCTAAAGTAACGCTCAATGAACCAGAGGCAATGCGAAACACATCACCAGTAGCAATGGTCTTAGATGCGTCAAGTGCTGTGTGATAAAGCAAGTTACCAGCAGTAGAAGCATCACGAATACCAATGTGTGTAATCGTACCCCATGCGCCACCAGCTTGAGGGAACTCAACAGCCGCAGAGTTGGTAGTCGCACCATTGCTAGGCGCACCAAACGTCACAGACTGACGAGCATAGCTAGTACCAGAACACTCTGTTCCAGTATCAGCATCTGTTGGGTCAGAAGTGTACAAAGCCACATACACAGTCGTTGGTGCTGTGTAGCTAGTTGCTCTCAAAGTTACATTGATAAGAGCATTTTCCAAGTAGTTTGACATTTCAGCCATAATTTCACCTTGCAGTAAGTTTCATTGCCAATGGGACACCAGAGTATTGACCTTCTTCGTCAGACTTGGTAAGGGAGGAGATCGCTCTGTCGTACATAGTTCCCCATGTATTGATTCGTGCGTCATTCATTAAATATGGTTCTGCCTCAATCAATGCCGCATAAAGTAAAGCATCAGGTGCAATATTCAAAAACACATTAGATGCGTTACTGCTTGACAGATATGGAGGGGCAGCAAAGTACAGCATCCTCAATGTGTAAACACCATCAGGAGGAGGCGACAGTAAGAACTCGTTAGCCAGAATTGTGTAAGACTTAGGAACACCAACTTCTGATGCTCTTGGGTCATTAGACAAAGCAGAGGGGCTAGAGTAACTCAATGGCTGAATTGGGTTTGTCAATGCGACAAAATCACGAATCTCTAAAAAGTCACTAGGTAACTCAACAGTAGAGTCACCCGATACTGTAGCTGTTGTTACAGACTTAAGCATCTGACGAATACGCAGTTCTCTACGCAGACGATTCTCAGCAAATGTAATGAAGTCTGGAATCTGGTTAGTCAGATCAGACCTAGCCAGATAACCTGCAATCGAGGTCTTTAAATCAGAGTATGTTGCGAAACTCATACTACTCCTGTCCTTGTGCGCCATGCACGATTCATTGGGTCATTTAACCAAGCAGCAAAACGCTTGTCATCAAGGACAGCAAAGCCACGCATGATTCCAGCTTTATTCAGATCATCAATCACAGTCATTGGGATAGATGCGACCTTGTTGCCAAACAAATTATCAGACCATCTTGCTCGTTCATCAAAGGAGTTAAATTCTTTTTTATTCTGCTCAACAATGTCAGTAACATCCTGACGAGTTTGAATAACGATGCCACCTTCGCCATCAGCATGAACAGCAGTTTGTCTAATGTTTTCCATACCTTAATTCTATCAGTTTGTGTAGAAAAGAAAATGCCCCAGAGGTTTAAGTCTGAGGCATTTTTCGGAGTTACCTTATATTAAGGTGTGAGGTCAGCCAAAATGCCGTGAGCAGCTTGGTTGCGAACTTCCAAGGTAAACTCAGCCAACAATTGTGTAGACTCATTGTCACCAGTTACAGCCAACTCGTTGGTCTGGAATGGGCGCAAGTAAGCGATAGCAGCCATGTCTGGGTCAACGATAAATGCAACATCATCGCAAGAGTTGGTAGAAGTCATGAAGCGGTTAGGCACAACAGAAACTGTACCGAAATCGCTCAAATAAACGTCAGCCGCACCAATGATGGTTGTAGGAGCATTTGAGGGAGCCATGAAACGCTGTGCAGCGATACCAGCAAAGCCAGAAACCAATTGCTTGTGTGCAGGGTTGACCATCA